CAGTAATTTCTTTTGTATAGAAGTTGGAATAGTTCCATCTCCTCTTTGCCACTTGCACACAGATGCTGGGTCACGATGTATAGCTCTAGCTAATGGACGGACTCCACCAAACTCTGAGATAGCAATCTGGACAGGTGTTTTAATAGTTGTTTCCATAGTTCTATATTGCCATAAATGCAACATTTAATCAAGTAATTGGGCAAAAAAAAGAGGGGTTGTTACACCCTCTATAAATTTTGTAATGTGTACAAGTTTTAACCATAGACTAGGGTGCTATAGGTCATTATCTGCAATATAGAATCTGCTACTGAAGCATCTATAAGACTTAAATCATCATCTTTAAAAGCTTGAAAAACACTATTGCAATCATCACTATTTAAGTTGGTTTTACCTGATACTATTTTTTCAATAGCAGTTAAAACATCTTGGACTAGAAATTGATGCTTGTCTTCTTCGCAATCCTTAATGTTGATAACAGTATTTAAATTAATATCTTTAAGCCAAGCGCAACAGCCCTCATGCTCATAGTCTTGACCATGTAGATAATAGCCATCTTCATCTTCTTCAATGTCTCCTACTGTAACGCTATGCGCCCAATAGCCTGACCCTTGACCCATAGTGCAGAATATACATTTTAAGTCATCTAAACTAACGTCAAATTTATAATTGACATTGCAAGTGAATTTTTGTTCGGTAATAGTGGTCATTGATTTGATTGATAAAATTTGGATAAAAAAAAAGGGTGAAATTATTCACCCAAGTATGCGTCAACTAATTCTTTGTATTCAACAGAACCTGCTACTAGTTGTTGTGCAGTAATTCTAGAATTGATTGAACTGGTCATGAAAGAATCAATAAAGGCTACTTTGTTTTGGCCTTTGATATCTCTGTAATCAACTCCAAGCATTAAGTCGCAAAATACTACAAATGCTCTTTTGCCTTCTGCTTTAGTACGCTTAAGTAATCTTGAATAAGTACCTGCGTGTGTCTCAAACCATAACTGGGCTTGGTCTCTGATTTCGTTAGGTGTGAAAGTTTCCATTGTGTTGTTAATTAAAATTAGTAAGTGACAAATCGGCGGACAACCGATACTTATAGTGTTGCACATAGACCAACATAAGTCAACAAATTAATTCTAGGCATTGCGATTTATTCTACATTTCTCTATATTATGATTAATTTTATTTATTTTTTTAACATGACTCTAGCTTCTACTAATTCTAAAACAGTTCTAGTAGGGGTTAGCGAGTCTGGGCATCGTGTCGGGGTTGATCATCCTAATCACAACAAACGCATTACTCCTATACTTGTTGATGCTCTTAGAGATTTAAATGAAGAAGGGATTGGTTACGGTTGCCTTTCTCTTATGTTTGGAATTAGCCGTGGTTACATCGCTCAAATTTGTCGCTATGAAAAAAGAGTTAGCTATCCAGTTAGATGGAAATCTATCAAAACAAATAGGTAGACCTGTTTCTATTCCTGATTCTAAAATTGTTGAAGAAGTTTTATTCTGGATTTCTTCCGGCAATACTTTGCGCTCTTATTGCCGTCAAAAAAATAAACCTGCTTTTACTACTATTTATAATTGGCTTAATAAAGATAAAGAATTTAATGAACGCTTCGTGCGTGCGCGTGAGGTTGGATCAGATATGATTGCTGATTCTATTATGGAAATCATGAGCGAAACTCCTGAGATGATAGGGGGAGATAATCCACGCATAGATCCGGGCTGGGTGGCTCTTCAGAAAGCTAAAAGTGATGTTGCATTGAAACTATTATCAAAATGGTTTCCACAACGCTATGGCGATAGGGTCGGGGTAGATGCAAAGGGAGATATTAACTTGACTATCAGTACTGGTATTCCTCAAGGATGAGCAGCATTACCCTTGATTACACCCCTAGAGCGTGGCAAAGAGAATGTCATGTAAAGAAACAAAGGTTTAGTGTTTACGCTCTTCATAGGCGATCAGGTAAGACAGAACTAGCAATAATGGAATTAATTGATAAGGCCATAAAGACAGACAAAGAACTAGCAATGTTTGTTTATGTTGCACCATTCCTGAGACAGGCTAAAGCTATTGCATGGGCTAGGTTAAAACAGAAGATAGAACCATTGCGTAGGAACTCAGTTATAGAGATCAATGAAGGTGAACTATCGGTAAGGTTTAAACATAATGGAGCAATCATCAGATTGTTTGGTGGAGATAACCCAGATGCCATGCGAGGACTCCGATTAGACGGAATTGTAATGGATGAGGTGGCCCAGTTAAAGAATGAGCTATGGACAGACATAGTCCAGCCAGCACTATCTGACCGTCTAGGTTGGTCGATCTTTATTGGTACTCCATCAGGAATTAATCTATTTAGTGAGTTGTATTACAAAGCTATTGATGAGGACGAATGGGCAGCAGCAAGATTCACGGTCTACGATACCGATTCGTTACACCCCAATGAAGTAACTCGTCTCAAACGTGATATGAGTGAGACATCATTTGCTAGAGAGTATTTATGTGACTTCAGTGCAGCAGGGGATGACCAACTTATCGCATTAGCAGATACCGAAGATGCAGCGCAACGTATATACCAGAAAGCAGAAGTCAGATTCTCTCCTGTAGTGCTAGGTATTGACCCTGCAAGGTTCGGTGATGACAGATCTGTAGTATTCCGTAGGCAAGGTAAGCAAGGCTTTAAACCTATCGTCTATCGAGGTATAGACAACATGGATCTAGCTGCAAGGATAGCCAATCTGATAGAGGAACATAATCCTGATGCTGTGTTCTGTGATGCAGGTGCAGGTAGTGGAGTAATCGACAGACTAAGGCAGTTAGCATATGACGTTATAGAAATACCATTCGGTGGTAAGGCAACCAAACCAGATCAATACATCAACCGTAGGACAGAGATGTGGTGGTTAATGAAGGAATGGATAGAAGAAGGAGGTGCGATACCAAATGACACAGCACTAAAACAAGAGTTAGCAACACCGATATATTGGTACGACAATGTAGGTAGGAAAGTATTAGAGAGTAAGGATCAGATAAAGAAGAGATTACAGGGAGCAGGGTCACCAGATCTAGCTGATGCTCTAGCATTAACCTTTGCCCTTCCAGTAGCCAAGAAAATACCAGAAGACATATACATCAAAAGACGTAAAGTTGCTACTCAAAAGGAGGAATATGACCCATACACCAGAATGTAACTTTGTTCGTATAGCAGAAGGTCTGGATGTAGAACCACTGCTCAAATTATTAGACGCTAAACCTGAGTTATGGAAGGAAATAACAGCACGACAAAAAGCAACTAACTCAGCACATAAAGATACCGAATGCATATACGTTAGAGGGCCATTCAAGATGAGCATTTACTATGTCATGTGGGATACAGGATCATATGACTATCCATGTATGGATTATTTAGCACCTGCGTTAGTGCCATTAATGCAACCAATACTAAAAAAACTAGAAGTTAAAGATATGGGTAGGTTACTTGTTGTCAATCTAAAACCTAGTGGCCATGTAACCAAACATAATGATCAGGGAACGTATGCAGATCACTATTCACGATTTCATCTTGTACTAAAAACTAATAAATGGTGTAGCCAAACTTGCGGAGATCAAGAACAGAAGTTTCAAGTAGGCGAGGTCTGGTGGTTTAACCACAAAAAACTACATACAGCAGACAATGTTGGCATGACTGACAGAGTGCATATAATATTTGACTGTGTAACCAAGTATTTTTCTATGAATGGTGTGACCGTAACTGACGATAAGGCCGTTACTCTTGATGAATGTGGAGTAGTTAATGATTAACATCAAACTAGCCACAGTTGATGAGATGTTGGCTGAAGCATCAATCTTGTTTGAAGAGCATTACGAAGAGATTGCTCGTAACAAGCAAGTAATGAAGCTAAAGCCAGACGAATTGACCTATCGCAAAATGGAAGACGCAGGTCAAATCTTTATTTTGTCAGCAAGGCAAGCTGATGTTTTGATAGGTTATTCTGTTAACTTTGTCACTAATCATTTACACTATGCCGATCTTCGTATAGCCCAAAACGATTTGTTGTTTATCAGCAAAGAACATAGAGGTGGGAGGATTGGATTAAAATTGATTAGAGAAACAGAAAACCACGCAACATCACTCGGATGCAAACTAATGCTATGGCATTGCAAAGAAAACACCACTTTGTCAGCTTTGTTACCGAGAATTAACTACGGTGTACAAGACATTATTTATTCCAAGGAGTTATGACATGGGAGTTGTAGGAGCAATTGTAGCAATAGGATCTACTATTGCATCTGTTAGTCAAGCAAACGAGCAAAGAAAAATACAAAAGAAACAGTTGGAACAACAACGGCAAGCAAATGAGCAAGCTTTAACTCGTGCTGAAGAAGAAAAGCAGAGATCAGAACAAGAGTACAACAGAGCAAATAGACAAAACGTTGATGTTGAAAGTGCATTAGATGCAAGTAAGTTGTCATCAAAACAAGGAGCATCAGGTACTTTGTTAACTGGAAATATGGGAGTTAATTCAGAGGAATTAGATACAAGCAAAAACACATTATTAGGCGGTTAATAAATGAAAACCAAGAGAGATAAACTACTGACAAGGTGGGGTCACCTTAGATCAGAAAGGGCTACTTGGTGGTCACACTGGCAAGAAGTCACTACATATTTACTGCCAAGAAATGGACGTTATTTTGTACAAGATAGAAACAAAGGTCATAGAAGACATAACTCTATATATGACAATACTGGTACAAGAGCATTAAGAACATTAGGTGCTGGCATGATGGCTGGTGCAACATCCCCTGCAAGACCTTGGTTCAGACTTGGAACGGCTGATCCTGACCTTAATAAATATGCACCTGTCAAATTATGGCTTAATGACGTTACAGAACGTATGCAATTGGTGTTTAC